TTTAGTTAACGGCGTGAAGCCATTTTAAGTTTTCGTAAGGCGGCGAAATCGTTTGCACTACCAGTCGATTTAAACCTGGCTTCTAATTCTTTTAGAGCCTTGGCAGTTCTTCCCATACTTTTTTCAGATTGGGCAGCGGATGGATTCCCGGTCTTTGGAGGATTTAATGAAGGAGCTACCTTCTTGTTTGTCTCTACTGGCTTACGGCCATAGATACTATTGGTTGCGTGAGCAAACCAGTAATCGAGTTGAGCACCAAGCTCTGGGGCTTCACGCTTGAAGACTTTCTTAATCTGCTTCATGCGGTCATCTCCAACGATGGCTTCGTATTGTTTACGCAAGTCGTTGTCCTCACCATCAAGCCAGTCCAGTTCTTTTTTAGCACGTTCTCCAAAGGAACCAGCAAGCTGTTCCCCTTCGATTTGTGCTTGAACTTTACTGAGCTGGTCAGGGAGAAAAGTTTTCTGTGCCTTACGTGCTTTTAATAAAGCCTGTCGCACATCCTTCTTTGTCCACTCCTTGCCTTCAATCTCGGTTACTACGTCTTCTGCGCTGAAGCCATCACTTTCAAATAATAAGTCCTCAGCCCATTCAACAACACCATCGACTTCCTCCGCTTTATCTTGTAACGCTTCGATAGAATCGAGTTTACTGTACGGATTGTTTTCGACTTTTCGTGTCTTTAATGGGTCAGGCTTCTCTTGAAGTTTGGCTTCTAACTGTTTGATTTGAGCTTCGGCAGCTTTACGTTTAGCAGTCAATTCACCGAATCGAGCTACTGCACGGCTCCCTAGCTTTTCAGATAGTTCACGCAAATCCTCCTCGGACATTTCGTCCAGGTCCAACTGTGAAAGAACATCTTCGGATTCTTGGGACTCTTCGGATTCTTCCTCGGACTCAGTTTCGGCAACCTCTTCGGTTTCCTCTACCTCCTCTTCGACTTCCTCTTCTGACTCCTGCTCATGGGCGTTTTCTGTAAGCTCACTCTCGGAACTTTCATTCCTTGAGTTTAACTCACCGAGTCGCCGATTAGCGAAATCCGTGACGGATATATTAGTATTGTCCACTGTGTTTTCTACAGGTTCAGCGTCTCCTGTTTCGATTTCGTCTGTCATAATTTGTCCACTCATTAACGGCGAGCGATGCCGATGAGCGCATTATAACATAGGGTGTTACATATAATCTGCGTATACCTTTTTCAACTTATCGAAACCAGCCATCTGTATGATTTGGTCATACGTAATGATACGTCCGGATACTTGTTGTATCTGCTCACTTGTGGCTTCATGGAGTTCTTGTATTGTCTCCTCACGTAGTTCGTGAATCATTTTAACGAAGCGAGCAAATGCCTCGTAGTCATGTAGCTTTTCTATATCGTCTTGGATGTTCATAAATTACTTTGATGCGGAACGCATTATGTCAACCATACGTGGTCCACGTGTCTTTACCTGCTTGAACCAATTGCTATCAACCATTTCATCCGCAGCTTTTTGATAGTCATTTGCTTGAAGTGCTTTCTTCATTTCAACAAACTTGTTTAGCTTTGTGAGACCTAAGTTGAAGGACATATCAAGTATTGCGGCTTGGGCAGCTCTTGGTCGTGATGCCAAGTCAGGGTCATACTTCAAGGCATCATTGTACGCCTTGTTCATACTGAACACATAAAGCTGTTTTACTCCACTTGGAGTTAGTGCTTCTTTTCCAGATATTAAGGCTTCAGCATTTACTCCTCTTTCTTTTAAGTAACGCAGGTTATCTGCATCATTTAAATTAAAACCAATACCAATTGTTGGATTACCCTTGGAGTCCTTGTATACGCTTTCCCTGTATCCTTCGTTCAGTTTAGTTCTCTCAAAGAGTTCATTCTTGAACATGGCATCCTCTGCTCGTTTAGCTTGTTCTACTTGAGAAATATTTGCTGGGGGCATATCAGCCATTATAGTCCTTGTGTTTGAATGTTACCCATTTCCGCAGGTGCTGTACCTACACGACCAATCTGAGCGTTCTGTGCTTGTTGCATTTGGAACGTGTATTGTCCCATGTACTTCTGTAGTCGTGCAGCAAAGGCTTCATCAGTCTGTAGACGTTGTGCAACGTCAGGCTGTTGAGCGTACTGCTGAATAACCTGAATTGCAATCTGCGCCCCGGATGGACGAGCTGGCATTTCAATACCAGCAAAGATTTTAGCAAGGTCATCAGTCACATCCTTAACAATCTGTTGCTGTGCATCCTCAACAGGCTGGAGAACTGCATCAGCCATAACAGGGTCAATAGACGCAGCGGCAATATCAAGAAGAGCATCAACATTAAGTCTACCATTTGCGTTGAGTTGGTTAAGTTGAACAAGTTGTTGTATCTTCTTCTCAACGGTCTCTGGGTCATTATTCATAACATCAAAGTTAATCATAATGTCAAAGTTTTCATCAGGGTTGCCCTTGTTCATTAGTTGAGAGTCGGGGATACCTGTCACTCGGAAGAATACTTCGTCAGGTCCGAAACGCTGGAAACACTTGAATGCCATACGTAGAACCTCTGCCGTGTGGCTAAGGAACTTATCAACCAAGAACTGTTTACGCAGTTGACTGATTTGTGAGTCATCAAGACCAACAAGCTTATCAGCAAGTGTGGTCAATGTGTTCTCAATCTCAACCGAGCCAGTGGGCGGTGGGGGCGTAGGAGCAAAATCCAAGTCACCCTTACGGCGATACGGAATCATTCGACCTGGACCCCAATCAGTAGGAGCCTGTCCGACCGGGTGAAGGATAGGAGGTAAGGTAGCCAAGCTGTTGCGGTCAACACGTGAATCACGCTCAACCTTTACTTGGTTCTGAATACCACGAAGCACCGAAGGAATAGTCATGGTGTCGTAAAGACGTTTGCTATCCTCTGATAACTTAGTCACAACAACAGGATAATCCTCGTATCCGTTCAGTAATTCAAACTTAGCATAGCCCTGAACCATTTCATTGCCATCAAAGTCACGGTGGAACACTGTGCAGTAAATGCCCTCAGCACCATCCTCTGGGTCAACCAAGCGTTGATAACCATAGCATAGTTCAATCAGTTCCTCGGCCTCATAAGCATTATCGGTAAGGCTTAGACTGCGGCGACCTTCTTGTTCACGCTCGATGCTGTCAATGTTTACTCCACGATACTTCTCAATGACGTACTGTACGAAGTCCTCGTCCCAGCCATCAGTAACAACCTTGTTCTCTAACTCCTGCGGAGTATAGTAAGTCTTCCAGAAGCAGTAAGGTGCTCGCTGTGGGTCAGTCACGTACGGTGGAAAGAAGAAGTCACCATCAGGTGCTAGTGTCTTAACATCGGGTGCGTTGACCTGTCTGCGTACAATCGGCAACTCAGCTACGCCATTCTTGCGTAAGTCCTTGAGTGCTTTCTTGGCACGTTTCTTTGTTGTGCCCTCAAATGTTGCTTGAAGGAGGACGGTTAGTTCTTCATCATCTTTCCCATCCTGGATAGCAAGTGCTACCTCTGGGCTGACTTGTCCAATCTGATTTATGTCTAGGTTTTGTAGGATTCGTCTGTCCTCACGTTGCCATCCAACATATGTAATCAATATACCTCTTTCAAGCAAATAGTTGGCTCCAAGTTCCATCTCACGGAAGAAACGAGGGATGTAACCTGATGTTACCATCCACTTCAAGAATCCCGACACGAGACGGCTTCTCGCAATGTCATTGCTTTCCACAGGGAAGGCACGAACATTCGCTCTGTTGAGTGAAGCCATAAATAAAGACACGAGACGAGTAATACGCTCGTCAATAAGGTGGCACTCCATGTCGGATGCACCTTCCCAGGGGAATGCGTCAGCACCGTGCTTACGGTGGTCGCGGCTCTTACCAGCCCACCAGTTACGGCGGTCATCGTATGATGTGCGACATAGGTCAAAGTATGACTCAAGCTCAGTGACGGTTTCGTCATAAGCATATCGCAGGGTTTTAATATCGGGTTCATCGCTGACGTATGTCAGCGAGTTAGAAATTGAATCATTCAGCATCTTCGGTGTCTGGGCGTTTTTGTAGTGATTTGAGTAGTCGTATAGTGTAACTCGATGATACGCCGATTATATCACATAGTTCACCATTATTCATTGGGACGGAAGTTTCGTGCAGAACTGTACGCCGAAGTATTTCCCATGAGGCAAATCTATCGCTCTGTTCCCTGCACCAATTACGGTCAAGTGTTAGCTTATCGCTTTCCAACATATCTGTAGCTTGCTCCGTTTATGTCTTCAATTGACTCAAAAGTAATTTCTTTCTTTGCCAACTTACCCTGCCACTTACGTGGAACCAAAACATTAACACGCTTACGTGTCTCTGGGTGCAGTACGCTTACGTACTTTGGGTTAGGGCAATCGTTCAGAACAATACCCTTGAAGTGCTTCGGGATGATTTCAGTAATCATAAAGGACTCCTCAAGGATGGCTGTGCCCTCCTCGCTTACCCATGTGTTCTTGCCCTTGCCTGTTAAGCTACCCTCTGGAAGTTTCTCAAGTGCTATTTCCATAGCCTCCTTGAACTCAACCTCTTGTTCTTCCGCTATCTTAATTAATTTCTTCTTAGCCATTAGTATCCTCCTTTGCCACGATTGGTTACGTGCATATCATTTGTGGTAAAGTAATCAGGTCCCATTCCCCCATTGGACATCCGCAAGTAGCGCAGAATATCAAAGAAGTCCTTGAGTGCCTCGTCAGCCTTACCGTTTGAGTTGTAGTTAATGATGCTATCAATCAGGTTCTCGCAGTCCTTGTGGACATAACAGCGAGGTCGATTGGCTTCATCAATATCGTAGTTTGGATTATAATTGAACCACTCGTCCAGAGCAGTACAACCAATCTGTTCTTGTTGACCATCGGATGGTATGAAGCTCATACCGTAGTCATAAAATCTAGTGAACAAATCAACATTGTTCTCGTTCTCCTTGGCAAAGAAACGTGAGTCCCCGATTCTTTCCATTACATTAATACCAAGGTCTTCCTCTATGTCCTTGAAGAGTTCTACGTATGCCTCAACGTCCAGTCCTAACTTCTTGGAGGCTGGACCATATCGCCACTTGGGGTCACCAAACAGTGCCCACTCGCCATACGTGGCTCTGTCTGGGAACTCCTTGCGTATATATATCTCATCATTCTCTGTTACACCAGCCCACAAGGATACGTAGTTACGAGCAAATGCTGGGTCAACTACTTGATACCAGGTCATGTCCTTCTTGTCGGGGAATGAAATGCCGTGCTTGTTTGGCTTTTCGCTTACTACGTTTATCTCAGGTGAGAAGTTCGGCAGCAATGATGTCATTGATTTAGTAGGTAACCCATAGGCACGTACCATTATCTTGTCGTTACTTTCGTTACGTAAATCTTTTGCTATACGTTCGTAACCACCGAAGGGGTTTTCGTCCGAGTGCAGATACACAACTCCAGCATCACGCTCAGGGCTGTACTGCACAACCGGAACCTCCTTGTCCAGTAGGGCAGCATGTCGAGTCTCTATTGTCTCAGAACCCTTCAAGTACTCAGAAACAAATGGCGTATAACCATCAATAGGAGTAAATCCCAGAATCATCTTACTGTCACGTGTGGCTAGTCGGAAACGTAGAGTGTTCACAAGTGCGGCATCTCCGAGGTACTCATCAAGCCATGCACCAATGTTTATACCCTCTGGGTTCTTGAATCCAAATTCAAAACCTTCCAAGATAGTCTGGTTATTACTGAACTGCGTATAAGTCTTGAAGTCCACTCTGGTGTGAGTGTCAGGGAAGATAAAGCTACTGCCAGTAAAACCATTCTGCATTGAGAAGTTAATATAGCCATCAATGCTCTTGGTCTTTCTCTTGAACTCCTTGGGCATCATTTCCCATACTGCAGCCTGCTGTACCTTCACGGATGTATCAGCGTTCTGACTGAAACAAACAACGTGCCCGTTCATGTTGCTGGTAACAGCCTCCATGACCATCTTGGCACATCCTGTGGTCTTGCCACTTCTGTTACCACCAAATGTAATTACCTCATCGTACTTGTCCAGTGCACCACGCATACGGTCCCATCCTGGCAAATCAAACCCATACTTTAGTGGGTCATCAATTGATGCCTCGATACGTCCCTCGTGAGCCTTGTGTAGCTCAGTCAGTAACTTTGGGTCAATCTCGCCAAGTGCTACTATCTCCTCATCCGTGGGTGGCTTGAGGATTGGGTGCTTGGTAAATTCAATCATTAATTCTCTACACGCTTGCCATTGACTCGGACTACTATATTTCGCTCCTTGAGCTTCTTGCTCCAGTCAATCTCATCGTGGTTCTTACTCTGCTTCTCAGCATTGTGTCCCGGTCGTGGTGCGCATCCTTTTCCCATATTAGTCCTCGTATAGTGAGTCATCGTCCGACACATCCTCGGAATCATAGTCCCAGGTCCAGTCATCCTCAAAACTACCGCCCTCCATGTCATCACGCATCTCATTAATCAACATCTTACCAATGGGGGCATTGGTGTAGTCATAGTAGAAATCACCAGTATCATCCATTACTACGAAACAAAAGTTAGGAAAGTGCTCGGCCAATATTGCTCGAACGTCCGCATATATATTCTCGTGGTCTTCGTCTATCATAAACATATTAATCCTTTATATCTATAATCTCAGCATCTACCTTCTTCGCATCGGCGATTCTCTTTTTGGCGGCTTCGATTGTTTTATCATAATCATCTTGAGTATACACCTTGCGTTCCTCAGTAATGTTCGTGGCTTCCCCACGTGCCGTGAGTGCCTCACGAGCCGAGTTAGCCTTTGCTATTGAAAGTTCCTTGAGGTCCTTGAAACCAACCTCCATTTCGGGGTCATTCTCCATGCGGTCACGCACCTTGTCTATCAAGTCCTCCTCCAGACTGGACAGATTCAAGTAAGCCTTGGCAGCAATCCTACCACTCAAGTCCTTGAACTTACCCATGTGGTCAGCGTAGTCCGCCAGGACAGATATTACGGTCTCACGGTCAAAGCCGTACTTGCGAACAAGTCTCGTCTGGGAACTACCAGTCGAGTAAAGATACAGCAACTCCGCTACCTTTTCTGGTGCATACACACTGAGACTCTTGACATGAAGTGCGGACTTCTTCTCAGCCACATCTTTAATGCTTTCCGCAATCTCAACCATTAACTGTTCTTTTTCGTTACTCATCAGTATGTTTTACAATCTGGGTATATTACCACATGGTGTCAATAGATATATATCAATGACTTACGAATATTTGACTTGACAATGATTCACCCCATGATACAATCCCTACCTTAAGGTTTCCAAGCCATAAGGCAATAAGGTCATAAACGTAGCGAACCACAAGTGAGCGAAAAGGAAATCATGGTCTGACTACCTAAGACTGACTACCATGGTAGGGGTAGTCGCAGTAAGCCCCTTGAGGGAGCTATTTTTTTGAGGGGCTGTTTATATATATATACACGCAAGCACGCCCGCATGCGCAACCTCCCCCACCCCACTCTACCCTACCCTTCCGTGTGTGCGTAAGGCATTCCCCCTATTTTGTAAAGCCCCCAGGTATACACCTTACACTGGCTACCCATTTTTACATTCTGGGGGGTTGACCCCAACCGGGTCTAAGGTGTTCCTGCGCCGCTAAGGGATTGACCCCATGTTTGTAAATTCTTTTACACTATACATATATGAGACTATTTTTTTTCGGTTTCTTACGTAATGAGTTATTGACCCCACTTACTACAATATAATCCCTCAGCTGGTCCTGAATCATTTACATATAGGGGATTGGCTTTAGACTGGAATATAGGGTGAAACTACCCAATTGGCGATTGCAAGCCTCTGAGATGCCTTAGAAATCGTTTTAATTGCTTACGTGTACCTATACTCTCAAAACATTTGCAAGGAGCATATACGCGATTTTTAGAGTGATTCCCCTAGTTTTTTGGTGTATTTTTGGGGTATTGTCCTTAATTGTTAATTGTTTGTAAAGGATTTGTGCTGCATTGGGGGTTTGTCCCTACTTGTCTTCAGGGTTTTAACCTGGTCCCGCCTGACTCATTTACATCTTGGGTGATTGTACCCAACCGGTTACTGGGGTGAATCCCTGGTTCTAAGTAATAAATATACATACGCGCGCGCGCGTGAGGATTTTTGTTAGTTTCATTTTTTTGGATTCGAGATTCATTTTTTTGTATTTACGGATTTTGAGATTTATGATTTAATGTGAACATCAAATTAAAACTTGATGCTCTTTGAGGGTTGATTGGGAACCCTTCGCAGTATGAAGCGATATTTCATGCGAGCCACCCGCAATGACCGACAAGCTCAGTCGGTACGCAAGGAGCGATTGTCAGACATTCCAATAGGAATTTGAAAGCCACGTTTGACCGATAAAATTTGAATTAACAACTTAGATTTTTAGAGGCAGTGAGTAGGAGCAATGAGTGACTGAAAACTGCCTGTTTAAACCAACCAAAGGCAGTTGCAAGTCTGCAAAAATCGGTGAGCAAACAAACCAATAAACAATCAAATATAGAAAACATATGACACAATACACAAATCATAATCCAAACTTAGCCAATCCATTAATTCAGGACTTCATCTCATTGCTTGGCAATGAATGGCAAGATGCCTCGTACGGAAATGACTGCTGTGCATCGGTATCTAGAGCATTACCAAACAATGCCATACTTGAAGTATACCTTCCAAATAGTACAAAATGGGACATAGATAAAGAGGAATTCAATACATATTTAGTCAGATTCCACCATGGAAGTGACTATAATGTAGACAGCGAGTACGCTTTTGAAACCTTTGATGAAGCATTCAAGAAAGCTGAAGAATTAGAGGAATTTTACACAAAATAAACCAATAAACATATGAAAAAACTAAATAACCTAATAGGGAAAGATTGCTTGCATGGCTCGCCTGGAATCCCAGTCAAGGAAACAGTGACTGCAATCGACCTAAATATTGTAAAAGAAAAAGCAACGATTCACTTTGAGAGTGGTTGCTCTACTGAAATGCCAATTGAAACATTAGATAAAATTGCGGACGAATGGGAAGACGGATATGCAGAGGCCGTTTACAACCCTTGGAAATGCAGTACAACAAAAAGAAGTGGGATGCTTGAACAAATCGTATTCCATTAAACAAACAAACAAATAAACAAATGGATATAAAAATAACATACACTTGCATTAATACGTACAGTTATAGTACTTCGAAATGTGTACGAACCTGTCACTATGATGTCTGTCACGAAAACGCAATTGAGGATGCCCTGAAGAGGCTAAAGAAATGCGAACCTGAGGGTTTGAAAATCCAAAAAATAGAAGTCATCAACCAATAAACAAACAAACATATGCAACATAAACTAGCACAGACAACCGACCGAATCATTCGAAACAACTTGAATGCATGGCTTTCTCAGGCCACACCCGACCAGGTAAAATCTGGCAAGGCTTGGTACAAGGATGCGCAATCCTTTTGTCGCAAGATGTCAAAGAAGTACAACGTGGACCGCTACAAGGTGGCTGCCGTGGTTTCCTGTCTCAGTCCTAACAACAAATGGGAACGCAACAAAATTGACGCGGAACAACTCATCAAATCATATCACGCCGGCGAGAGCCTTGACTCATTCAAGGTATGCACGTACAATGCAAACAAGCATAAGGCTTGGCGTGTACTTGGAGAGGATGAGCAGGACGGCACTTATATATCTGCCAAGAGTCCGAAGACTCATGCCTTTGCCATGAATGTGGGCAGACTGTCTCGCAATCATGTGACGATTGACAAGTGGCACTTGAGAGCTTGCCTATGCAAGCCAAAGGATGGAATCACAGAGACTCAGGAGAGTTGCACAGAGATTCAATACCGAAGGGTTGAGGCTCTTACAAATGAGATTGCAGAAAATAAAGGCTTGAAATCATACGAACTGCAGGCCATCATATGGGTAACAATCAAAGAAGCATGGGGACGCTAATATGAAAACAAATAACTTACAAATTCATTTACATAAAAACATCACACGTTTATCCGCAATAATCACAAGTGGCATAATGATAACTGATAATAGCAATGACGATGACGAATGGACTACCGGTATGCATTTGCACGGTAAGCAATTAACAACTCATCAAAT